CCGCCACTCAGCGGGGCGTTTCCATTCGCGGCGAGAGCATCGTGATGTCGTCTTTGGAGTACGCCTTGACTATGGAACAGGATCAGCAATCGGTAACCGCGCCACGGTCTGAGACAGCGATCAGCCCCGCGAACCGTACCACCAAACTGGTCAGTCGAGATAAAGGCGCATGGCCAGCCGGCAATACCGTACCAAACGGCTCTCGCCGAAAGGTTGGCCAAAGGCTCCGGCCAAATGTCTTTGAAGTGTCGAAAGAAGTCGCCAAGACTGGCGGAAATACAAAAATACCAATGAAACTAATTATTTATGGCGGATGACTGGAAACCGGAATCGAAAGTTCTTCTCCGGTTACTGCGAAACCGAACGCAATAGTATTTGATTCTGAGAATATACGGTCAAGGCAATGTCCGAGCAACCGATCGAACATGGTCATGACCAATATTCGTCACATGGTCCTGCCGTTCATCTGCCTGATGGTTGCCAGCAGATCCTCGGCAGCATATTCGAGATGGGCAAGCTTGACGACGGCGATCAGATCGGGGCGCCCGGCCATGCCCAGGAAGGCATGAAGCACCTCATCGGAGTTTCGCGCAAGAGCGACGAGGTGCTCGCCGCTCGGACCATAGAGCCCGGAAAACCAGTTCTTCGCCGTTCGCTCGTGGGCTCCGGTCCAGACCGCAGCCGTTTTCACGGCAGCATGGGTTGAGCCGAGCGACCGCTTCAACGCTGCCGCAATCTCCGTAGCGAATCGCGTCTCACTCGACTGCGAGCCACCGCCATTCACTCCATTGCCCGGAAAGGACTTGCCCTTTTTCGGAAACGACATTCCACGCTCCTTCGCTTTAAATTCGCGAAGAGCATTGATCTGGAGGCGTTGCAGGTTCGACGAACTACTCCCGATAGCCGCGTGAGGATGGACCAGTGAGGGGGAAGCTCTCGAAACAAAAACGCCAAGACAATGATGATGCCGGCAATGATATTGCCGCCGTCGCCTACGTCCGCATGTCGACGGATCATCAGAAATACTCGACAGAGAATCAGCTTGATGCCATCAAGAAATATGCCGCCGCCCGCGGATTGAAGGTCATGCGCGTCTTCGAGGACTCGGGGCGGAGCGGGCTTCGTCTCGATGGACGGGAAGCGATCCAAAATCTTATGGCCGAGGTCGAGTCAGGCCATGCCAACTTCTCGGCGATACTTGTCTACGACGTGAGTCGATGGGGCCGCTTCCAGGATGCCGACGAAGGCGCCTATCATGAGCACATCTGCTCCCGCGCTGGCATTCGCGTTCACTATTGCGGGGAGCAATTCGAGAACGACGGCAGCATCGGCTCCAACCTGCTGAAGACCGTCAAGCGCGTCATGGCTGGCGAATACAGCCGGGAGCTTTCGGTCAAGGTATTTGCGGGCCAATGCCGGTTGGTCGAGCTGGGATTTCGTCAGGGCGGCACGCCTGGCTACGGCCTGCGCCGCGTGTTGATCGACGAGCAGGGTAACCACAAGGGCGAACTCGGGCGCGGCGACCGTAAAAGCCTTCAGACCGACCGTGTCGTGCTGGTCCCAGGACCGGCCGAGGAGATCGCCGCGATCCAGCGGATGTATCGCCTGTTCGTACATGAAGGGCGATCCGAGAAACAGATCGCGGCCGCGCTGAATGCGGATGGCATCACGACGGACTTCAGCCGGCCGTGGACGCGGGCGGCGGTCCACCAAGTCCTGACCAATGAAAAATACATCGGCAATAACGTCTACAACAAGGTCTCGTTCAAGCTGAAGCAGCGGCGCGTCGTTAATCCGCGAGAAAGGTGGATTCGGGCTGATGGCGTATATTCGCCGGTCGTCGAACAAGCACTGTTCGAACGAGCCCGCGCGATCATCGACGCACGCAGCCAGCACCATTCCGACGAAGAGCTGCTGGCGATGTTGCGAGCCCTGCTCGAAGAATACGGAAGCCTTTCCGGTATCGTCATCGATGAGCGTGACGACATGCCATCGTCGAGCGCATATCGGTATCGCTTCGGCAGCCTGCTACGGGCCTACGAGTTGATCGGCTACGAGCCCGAGCGCGACTATCGCTACATCGAGGTCAACCGCACCCTGCGCGACGCGCATCCGCAGGTGGTCGCAAACATCATGGCCGGCATAGCTGCGGCAGGCGGACGGTCTGAGCGGGACCCCGTCAGCGACCTGATCCGCGTGAATGACGAATTCATGGCCTCGGTCGTCATCGCACGTTGCTCCGAGACCCCGACAGGATCGTTGCGATGGCAAATCCGGCTCGATGTCGGTCTCGTTCCGGACATCACCATCGCAGTCAGGATGAACGAGGGAAACAAGGTGCCCCTCGACTACTATGTCCTTCCCGGCATCGACATGAGTCTGCCGCGCCTCCGTCTGGCCCATCAGAATGGGCTGGCGCTCGATGCCTATCGTTTCGACACGCTCGACTTCTTCTACGCGCTGGCCGGTCGAGCCTATTTTTCGGAGGTGGCTTGATGCAAGGCGACATCGTCCATGCGGCCCAGAAGCAGGCGACGCTCATCCCGACCGAGAGGATTCGGGTGCTGAACCCTCGCGTGCGCAATCGGCGAAACTTCGAGGAGATCGTCGACAACATCGCCAAAGTCGGGCTGAAGAGACCGATCACGGTCAGCCGGCGGCTGGGAACCGATCCGATCGAGTATGACCTCGTGTGCGGTCAGGGGCGACTGGAGGCATTCATCCAGCTCAGGCAGAGCGAAATCCCGGCCATCATCATCAACGCCAGCGAGGATGAATGCCTGGTGATGAGCCTGGTCGAGAACTGCGCTCGCCGTCAGCATCGGGCGATCGATCTCATGCAGGAAATCGGGACGCTGCGCCGCCGCGGCTACAATGACCGCCAGATCGCAGAAAAGATCGGTGTCAGCCCGGAATATGTGAACATGATCGCCGGGCTGCTGGAGCGTGGCGAAGAGCGTCTGGTCTCGGCGGTGGAAACGGGGCTCCTGCCGCTCAACCTCGCCATTGAAATCTCGCGCACCGATGATGAGGGCGCGCAGCGCGCGCTGATGGACGCCTATACCGAGAAGAAGCTGCGGGGAAAGAAGCTCGCTGCCGTTCGCCGGTTGTTGCAGCAGCGCAAACGCCGAGGGCGCCATGTCGACGAAACCCCGTTCGGCCGAAAGGTCCCGCGACCATTGACGAGCGATGCGCTGGTCCGGGTCTATCGGCAGGAAGCCGATCGCCAGAAACTGATGATCAAGAAGGCGGAGATCACGCAGAACCGATTGCTTTTCGTGGTCGAGGCATTCCGCGCCCTGCGTGAAGACGAGCATTTCCTGACGCTGTTGCGGGCGGAGGGATTGGATTCCATGCCGGCTTGGCTGGAGAGCCGGCTGGTCGCGAGGGCGAGCTGATGAAGCACGAACGGCCCCGTCCATCCGAAATCGTGAAGATCGCCTTCGAAGAAGACTTCGTGGTCTTGCCTATCAACGCGATCCTACCAGTTCACACCCTGCGCAAGACCGTGAAGGCGAGCCAAAAATACCGACAGATCACAGCGTCGGTGCGGGAAGTCGGCTTGGTCGAGCCGCCGGTGGTTGCTCGCGACAAAAACCAGCCCAACATCTTTCTGCTGCTCGATGGGCATTTGCGAATCGAGATTCTGAAAGACCTCGGCAAAACCGAGGTCGAATGCCTCATTTCAACGGACGATGAGGCGTTCACTTACAACAAGCGGATCAGCCGGCTCGCGGCTGTTCAGGAACACAAGATGATCCGTCGCGCGATCGAGCGAGGCGTGCCCGAGGAGAAGATTGCCAAGGCGCTCGACATCAATGTCCAGAGCGTGCAGCGCAAGGTGCGACTGCTGGATGGGATTTGCGAGGAAGCCGTCGCGCTCCTGAAAGACAAGCCATGCCCCATCGGCGTCTTCGAGACATTGCGGAAAATGAAAACGCTCCGCCAGATCGAGGCCGCCGAGCTTCTCGTCAATGCCAACAACTACTCGGTCGCCTATATCTCGGCGATTCTGGCCGGCACCCCGCAGTCCCTGCTCGTCGACGCGAACCAATCGAAACGCCTCAAGGGTCTCACGCCTGAGGCCATGGCTCGAATGGAGAGTGAACTTAATCGGTTGCAGGAAGCGATTACGTCGATCCAGGACTCCTACGGGAAGGACCACCTGCAGCTCACCGTGATCAAAGGGTATCTCGCCAAGCTGCTCGGGAACGGTCGCATCGTCCGCTACCTGATGATGCATCGCCCCGAATTCGTCGGTGAGCTTCAGACGATTGCGGAAATGACGTCGACCTTACCGGCCGAGTTGTCCTGACGGCGATGATGGGGACCCGGACCCGATAAGCGCGGGGACCGCGGGAGACGCCGCACGGTGGGGCGGATCAAGCGCGGTGGTGGGAATGGCGGCGAACCCGTTCGGAGCCCACAAGGCCGGCTGAGTTTTCGCCGGCCGGATGCTGGTTTGCACCGGCATTTCGATGCGGAGCGGGGGCGTGCCGGATCAGGGATCGTCGGCACGCCCCTTTTTTCGCTCACTTGACTGCGCTACCGATGCCGGCACGCAGAGCGCCGAAGCCGAGTGCGGCGAGAACCTGGGTGAGCCAGTCGGAGCCGACATCGACGCCGGGAACGTCGATGCCCAGCCCCTTCTCGACGATCACGACGAGGATCAACGTTGCGGCGATGATGTAAGTGCGGTAGCCCGCGCCGAACTGCAGGATGGCATTCATGGATGTTCTCCTTTGGGCGACGATTAGGCCTCATTGACCGAGAGGCTGCCGGAAGAGCCGAGTGCGATGGGGCGCACGTTTGCGGGCTGGGCCAGGTAGGCGGGCCGACGCACGGCCACGAGGCGCTGCTTGGAGAGGCGGGAGATCGTCACACGGTCGGACTGGTTTCCGCCGAGGACATGGAAAGCCGAGGCGTCGTGGCCGACATAGAGGCCGACATGCCCGCCGCCGCTGCGCTTGAAGACGAGGACGTCGCCAAGCGCCGCCGAAGCTTTCGGAACCGCCTTACCGAACGTGGTCCAGGCGAGCGCCGACAGGTAGAGTTTCGGGGGATTGCGTTCCGGTCGGCGCTCGGTATTCGCTCGGTGAGCGATTACGGCCATGAACAATCCGCACCAGGGGATCGCATCGGCGTCGTAGAAGCCGCCATAGTCGCGGCCGAAGCCTGCGGACTGAAGCTCGCGCTGCCAGCCGAGGATGCGCGGATTGTCCGCGGTTCCCGGCGCTTCCATCACGCCGAACTCTTTCAGGGCTTCGACCAGCATGCGAGGGGCCGGCTCGGCGGCGAGCCAGCGGTAATCCTTGGGAAGCATTGGGATCTCCAAACAAAAAAGCCCGCCGGAGTGGCGGGCTGCGTGGCGGGGAATGGGTCGGCAGGTCAGGTGTGCTTGCGCCCATCCTCATGGCTTTCGAGGCGGTCGATGCGCTCTCGGAACTCGCCGAGCGTCGCTTTCATCTGGGCGATGTCGGTTCGGGCCTCGGCGACCACCTTGCGGCCGGCGATATCGTTCGAGACGTCCGATTTGATCTCCGCGATCTCGCGGGCGTTCGCGGCGAAGGTCGCATCGATCAGGGAAAAGCGGCTGGACAGCCACCAGGTGACCCTGACGAGAAACATGATCAGGATCAGAAGCTCGGCGATGATGCCGCCCGCCACCACCCAGGTGATCGTGATGGCATCAGGCGCGATGGTAACGGCCGCCGCAGGGACTGCGGACATGGTGGTTCCTCTCAGGGTTGGGGGTGTCGAACGGTGGCGCGCCCGTGGCCGACGGGCGCGAAGAACGGGCGGTGCGCGGTATCCCCCCGCAGGCGCGTGCCGTCGCGCCCACGGGGCGCCTGTCGCGCGACCGTGGCCGGTCAGGTGCTCGGGGCGGTGAAGGCGAGCGCGTAGAGGACGAGGCGGACCTTGCCGCCGGTGAAGTTGCCGCCGGCCGAGGTCACGCGGATAGGCGTGTTGGCGTAGAAGGCGGTGGGACCGATCACGCCGATATTGGTCGAGCCCAGTGCGACCCCGAGCGAGCCGCCGAACTGACTGGTGTTGCCATTGACGCCAACCGAGTAGGACGTCGCGCCGGTGATCGCCTGCGTGGTCCGTGAGGCGACGGCGAGAACGATCATCCGGTCGGCGATCACCGCGGTGGTCGCATCGACGAAGGCGCCGGAAAGGGTAAGCTCCTGTTCGAGCGCGACGAGGCGGATAGCCCCACCGTTTGGCGTGCCGACGATCCGGTCGCGCCAGGCGCCGTCGGACCATGTGAGCGTCGATCGCTCGTCCTCGACATGGGCCGTCCAGCCGGCGTTGGGGACAAGGAAGGTCCAGGCTCCCGAAAGCCAGACGGCGATCTGCCCGGCCTTGCCCGCCCACAGACCCGTCGGGCTTGCCCCGATGATCCAGCGTTCGCCTTCAGCTGGGCTCGCGGGCGGCGCGGAGAGGCTGCGGGTTTTCACCGCCGGCATGACGAGGGCATCGAGCAGCGCGAACCCTTCATTGACGGTGACGTGCTTCTGCGCCTGGTCGGCCGCGAGCTGCGGCAGACCAAGATTGGTCGTCGGCATGATCGGTCCTGTCGTTTGGAGGATGAGGTCAGAGCGTGCTGGTGATTTCGGCGCTTCTGCCCGGCCCGAACACGCGCGAGACCTGCGCCGCGCGCCATTTCAGCGTCGCCGGCTGCGCCCCGAAATCGGCGACCTGCTGGGCCGCCGTGTAGACGAGGTTCGCGTTCGTCACCCGCGTCGTGCGGAGCACGGTCGATCCGTTGAGGATCATGACATCGTATTCCTCGGCCTCCTCGCCGAGCGGCACCTCGGCAAACCAGGAATCGCCGCCGATACGGCTGCGTCGAATCCACGAGAGGCGCACATCGCCTCCCGTTTCGCGACGAGCTTTCAGTTGAACCGGCGCGAAGGGTTTGAGGCCGCGCCCACCGTTGGCGAAGGGCAGCACCAGTGCATGCTCGCCAGCAGGCCCCTCCGGCACGGGTGCGCCCCTGTAGGCGATCGTCAATCCGAGCCGCGCGACCGAGAAGGACGGTCGCACCTGCCGGGCCGGGTCGAGCATGATGAAGCGCGACCCTGCAGGATGGATCGAGACATCACCCTCGGTTCCGCGCTGGCCGCGCAAGAGGCGCGAGAGACGGTAGCGTCCGGCGGCAATCAGCTCGGCGGTCGCGAACTGGATGATCTCATCGCCAATCAGTGCCGCGTTCGATCCCGCCAGCACCCGTTCGTCGGGCAGAGATTGCAGCGTGCCGTAGTCGAGCTGGACCTCGACGCTGTTCCCGCGATCCCAGGTCCAGACCGGCCCGGAGGACAGAGCGGTCACCGTCGCCCCCATGATCGAGGCGAGTGTCGCCACGGTCGCCGACACATAGTCGAGGCCATCGGCGGTCGGCTGAAAGAGGCTGGCCCCTCGAAACCGACCGCCGCCGAGCGGACATGCCGCCATGTAGAAGGAGGTCGACGCCCCCTCGTGCGCATCGATGAGGATCGGCATGTCGAGAAGCTCGATGCGCACCGGCGAGACCGGCTCGGGAGCCGAGGGTGGCAGGCTCCCCGATCCCGTCGGAGTCGACACGAAGTCCGGGTTTCCACCATCGGTCGCTTGACCGCGAACCAGCACGAGGCCGGGTTTGCCATAGGTGACGGAGGTCACACGATATCGCCGCAGCACGCCATCGACCGGCACCTCGACGACGTCGGTCGGGTCGATCTTGAGCCCACGGGTCGGCAGGCGAAGATCGATCGCCTCGCGCCCCTGCCACATCTCGCGCAGCGCCCGCTGGCCGATGGTCTGCGCCTGCTCGACCGAAAGCACGATCGGCAGGGAGAAGGTCGTGACGCTGTCGGAGCGGCCGACCTGCTTGCGGATGGTGACGGTCGAGGATTGGTAGTCGCGCCCCTCGTCGATGTGGACAACGTCGACGGCGATCGGCAGTTCGGTGTCCTGCGTGCGCTCGATCTTCACGCGCGAGCGATCGCTGTCGCTGTCAGAGGCGCCGAGGTTTTCGGCATCGATCGCCACGATGCCACCGCCGCCACGCTTGACGAAGATGAGCTTGCCGTCGCGCTCGACACAATCGAAGAAGAAGGCCGTCTGGAGCACCGCGATCATGTCACGGATCGATTTGCGCTCGGTCACCACATAGCCGACAACCTCGTCATCGAGCGTCGAGGCATCGAACTCGGATGCAAGCAACCCCGCGCGCAGGCATAGATCGCCGACTATGTCGGAGAGTCGCATGTTGCCAATCTTTCCGTTGATCCAGTGGCCGAGCCGGTAGTTCGCTCCGTCGCTCCAGACATTCGACAGCGTCGGAAACCAAGGATAAGGCCGGGAGTCCCAGCACCAGACGAAACGCTTGCCCAGCATCCGCTCGCCATAGATGGGCGAGACCGGATTGTTGGCCGGATCGCGCCAGTATTCCTCCGTCGCCTCGAGCGCGGCGCGCTGGGCGGCGCGATCGACCGCGCCGGTCGAATAGTAGGGCGCGAAGCTCTCCACCGATTTCGGGTCGATGAAGACGTTCGGCTGGTTGGTGGCGCAGTTCACCGTCGGAAAGCCGACCTCCGTGAACCAGATGGGTTTGCCGCGTGGTGCCCATGACGTTGGCGATCCGGTCGGAGTGCCGGCAGCGCGCGGGACGTGGGTGTTCTCCCACCACCAGCGCACCGCCTTGATCGCCCAGAAGGGCTCGGAGATCGGCGAGCGGATCGGCGCAAGCCCGCGCCGGTCGAGATCGCGGTCGGAGGGGCTCGCATAGAAGTAGTCGACGAGTTCGCCGCTGTGCCAGCCGGCCTTGATCGCCTCCTTGTCCTGGACGGCGCGCGGCACGTCGGTCAGCGGGAAATAAGCGTCGATCCCGATGACATCGATGTTCGGGTCGGCCCACAGCTCGTCGAGAGGGAAATCGACATCGCCGCCGCCACGGTCGTGATAGCGGTATTCCGACCAATCGGCGCAATAGGTCACCTTGCATGCGGACCCGAGGCGGCTCTTGGCCTCTGCGGCGATCTGCTTCCAGTAGGCCACGGCCGGATAGGCGCCGCCGGCGTCCCGGATGCGGTTGAGCGCGACCATTTCCGAGCCGGTCGCAAAGCCATCGACGCCGCCTGCCTGCTCGCAGAGCGTCATTCCGTGCCGGATGAACCGCAGATAGCCGTCGGTGCGCGTGAAGAAGCCGGGCACGTCCGCAGCCGCGCCGGTGATGCGACCGCGCCACGGAAAGGGCGTCGGATCGGGCGGCGGGATGTCCATCAGGACGAACGGATAGAACAGAACCTTCAGGCCGCGCGCCTTCAGATCCCGGATCGCGCGTACAACAGCGCCGTCGTCGATCGTTCCGCCATAGTAGAGGCCGAGAGAACCGTCGGGATTAGTGTAGGAGGAAACCATCGGCCAATGCGGCAGACCGGAGATATCGCCATCCATGCCGAAGAGCGGGCGGCCGATGCCAGCGACGCTCCAGACATGCGGGCGGCTCTCCGGCACCTGATCGACATAGACGCCAGTCTCGCACTCCGGGCGCAGCGAACAGGTCGCGACATCGAGCGAGGTGCCAAACCAGGCATAGACGACCGAAACCCATTCGACGTTCGGCAGCTCGCGCCGCATATTGTCGATCGCGACGGTGAAGTCGGCCCGTTTCTGGCCGGCATGGGCGTTGATCGCAGCCCTGAAGCCGGTGCCCGCGCTGTGCCGGTTCGAGAACACGACGTCTGGATCGTAGGCGAATTCGCCCGATGCCGGGATGAGGCATACGCTCTCGACGAGATGGCGCGCATCCGCCGTGCCTGCAGGCGATCCGCGAAACACCTCGATCTCGAAGTTCGGAAAGCGATTGCCGTAGGCGGTGAGATGGAGGTTTTCGAGGACGACATAGGCCGTGCCGCGGACCGTCGGTGTGCGGTCGGCGCCCTCGACCGCCTGGATCAGCGGATCGGGGCCTTGCGCCTCGTCGCCATAGTAGATGCGGATTTCATCGACATCGTCGGAATCAATCGGCTGACCGTCAACCCAGATGCGGTAGACCGAGGTCAACGGCCCCTCGCCAAGTCCAAGCGCCACATCGGCATAGTAGTGGTAGCTGGTCGTGACGACGGTCTGCGACCCGCCACCACCGCCCTTGCCGCCGCCACCGACCGTTTCGGTGGTCGTGCGCACCTCCTCGCGGATGCCTCGCGCCCAGATGATGTTCGCCGGGATCCGCCCTCGGCCATAGACGTTCGGCCGGACCAGCCCATAGGCCGATCCCGAAAGCCGGACATCGGTGACCTTGCCTTCTTCCTGCGTCTGCCGGCCGGTCTGCGGCCCGAACAGTTGCTGGTCGAGGATGCCACCGATGGTTGCGCCGAACAGCGCCCCGAGACCCTGGCCGAAGGCTCCACCCACCGCCTGGCCGAGCGCGCCGCCCGCCAAGGTGAGCACGAGCTGAGCCATGGATCAGGTCACCACTTCGAAGGAGAGCTGGGGAAGCCGGTTGCCGTAAGGCGTGATGTGGAAGTGTTCGAGGACGACATAGGCGAGCCCGCGATAGGCCGGCGTATTCGCCACGCCCTCGACGGCCTGGATCAGGGGATCCGGTCCCTGTGAACTGGAGCCGGTGTAGACGCGCATGTCGGAGACATGGGTTGGGTCGAGCGCATTGCCGTCCGCAAAGGCGCGCGGCACCGAAGCGATCGGTCCCTGGCAGAGTCCAACGGCCACGTCGCAATAGTAGTGGTATTCCACGGTCGTTGTCGTCGTGCCGCCGCCACCGCCGCCCTTGCCGCCGCCGCCAACTGTCTCGGTCGTGGTGCGTGTCTCCTCCTCGAAGCCGCGCATCCAGATGATGTTCGAGGACAGGCGCCCCTTGCCGTAAAGCGCCGGGATGACGCTGCCATAGCTCGACGACTGGACACGCAGATCCTGCAGCCGCGCGCCGTAGATCGTCTGATCGGGCGTGCCAGAGCCGAAGAGCTGCTGGTCGACCATGCCCCCGACATAGCCGCCGATCGCGCCGCCAATGGCGCCCCCGATGCCGGGCAGCAGCAGATTGCCGAGGACATAGCCGCCGATGGTGAGGACGATGCGGGCCATCAGATGCCTGGAAACCTAAACGCATGCCGGAGTTTCGGCCGCCAGAAGTCCGAGAAGGCTTGCTCCACCACGCGCCCGGCCTCCTGGTAGCAATGGATGAGACCGCCGCCGGGCGTGAGGAACGCGCAATGATGCGCGGGGCCTTTACCTGCGCCGAAGAGCAGGATGTCGGCGGGCAGCGCGTCGGCCGCGGCGATCTCCTCGGCAACGGACTTGAAGCCGAGATACATGCGCGGCTCGGCACGATAGAGATGCCAGGTCGGCGTGTAGTCGAGCGGAATATCGACCTTGCCGAGGAACGGTCCGGCGACACCGCGGATGAAGCCGATGCAGTCGCAGCCCGCCCCCTTTAGCGATGCCTGATGATGCCAGGGCGTGCCGAGCCATGTGCGCGCCTCGGCGATGATGTCGTTGCGGGTGAACATCAATCACGCACCGGATAGCTGAACACCTTGTCATTGCCGGGGATGTGCGGCTCACCCCGGAAGTTCAGGACGTTGGCGAAGCGGCTGTGGCAGGTCTCGATCGTCTTGTCGCAGCCGGCGACGAGGCGGACCTGATCCCCGATCGCCATCGGCCGTGGCATCGGCGTGAAGAGCGTCACCGACAGCCCGACATGGGACAGGATTTCGATTGCCGCTCCCGCATTCGCGCCAGTGAGGAAGGTGCAGGTGCCGAAGGTATAGAAGCCCGACGAGCGCGCCGTCGGCACGGTGAAGGTATCGCCGGACGCGACCGCCGAAATAGTCAACGTGTCGGTGAGCGGCGCGAGGTCCACGGTGCATTCGGCCGATCCGAGATCGGTGCGGCAGAGCCGCGAATAGAGCTTGCCGGAGGTCTGCTGCAGCCGATTGGCGATGCCGCGCACCTCGGCCGAAAAGCGTTGATCCGCACGCTTCACCTCGCCGAGCCAGCCGCGACGCAGCAGGACATGCCCGTGCGCGAGGTTGGCCCAGTTGACCATCATGATGTCGATGCGCGCGCCATCGAAGCGTCCCGCCGTCAGGTCTTCCGGCTTCAGCGCTTCGTCGTCGAGGAAGCCGTCGACGTCGAGGTTGTCGACCGAGAGATCGGCGCCGGACTTGATCGCCGACGGCAGGAAGCCGGTCGAAGCGACATAGTCGAGGCCGAGATAGGTGATGTCCTGATCGTGGTCGGTGAAGCCGCGCACCCAGCCATCGGCGCGTTCGAGACGCCAGAGGCAGGCGAGCGTCGTCACCTCGCCGTCGAGATGAGCGGCAAGGCCGGAACTCATGGTTTTCATGGAAGGCGGCTCAGGTTCTGATCTCGACGATCGGGATCGACGAGATCTGTTGAAGGTGGAAGGCGGTTGCGACCACCGGCAGGTGATCGGTGTCGAAGCGGCACGGCACATCGAAGTGGAAGTCCGCATAGGGCGTGGCGGCTGGCGTAGACGGGAACGTCACCTTGCCGGTCAGATGATCGACCGTGACGCCGACGGGCGAGCCGCTCACCCGCGCGATCACCGTCCCGACTTCGGGCTTGGTGATGAGGCGGACATCCTCGCTCGGCCCACTCGGATAGCGCCGCACCAACTGCCAGATGAGCGGGTTGGTGGTCGCGAGCATCGCCTGTGCCGCCGCTTCGAAATCCGTCCAGTCACGGAACCGAAAGCCGTAGGCGCGGCCCTTGCGAGCGCGGAAGAAGGCGATCACCTCGGCCATCTGCTCACGGGTGCGGATGCCGGTGCCGATGTCGTAGCGGGCGCGTGATGCCTGCCAGTTGATGTTGCGCTGCTCGAAGCCAGAGGCGACCGCGATGATGTCGGTCGAGTATTCCGGACCGCCGGTCGCGCCGCGCGCGATCGCATCGGGAAACCGCACATCGTGAAAGCCCATCGGAACACCCGTCAGAGGTTGCGCCGCGCCCGTTCGATCGCCGCCGCCATCTCGGCGGTGATCTGCGACTGCGCGCGCCGGAAGGACGAAGCGTCCGGCGTCGAGACGTTGAAGGTGAGCATGATCGGCGAGGACGATCCCCCGCGACCGCTCTCGTAGTCGGCGGTTTCCGCCCGGTTCAGCACCCTCTCACCACGCTGAAGGATTGCCGGCACCTCGTCGGGGCTGAGGTAGCCGCCGCCGTGAAACCGGGGTGCGCCTGCGAAAGCCAAGGCCGGCATCATGCGCGTGGCGCCGCCGGCCCCGACGCGGCCGCCCTCGTGAAAGAGGCCTGCGAAGATCTGCCCGAAGAAGCCGCCAGCGTTCGAAAGTGTCGGCAGATTGCCGCCGAACAGGAAGTTCTTCAGCGGATTGAGGACTGCGAGCTTGATGATCTCGCGGCTGATGTCCTGCAACGCCGAGCGGCCGGCATCTGCCCAGGATTTCCAGTCGGTCTTGCCCTGCGCCAGCACGTCGCCGAAGCGATCCAGGGCCGAGCCGACCGCGGTTTCGAGGCCGCGATAGGCCGCATCCTGCTTCTGCAACTCCTGCGTCAGACGCTCGATGCGACCGGCATTTTCGACGATCTTCTGACCTTCCTCGGACGCGAGATCGATGCCACGCGAGCGCAGGCCCTGTTCGGCGCGAAGCTGAGCTATCACCAGGCCGCGCTCGGAGGCGCTGCGACCGACAAGCTCGATCTGCTTTTCCAGAAGCTGGATTTCGTCTTGCTGGCCGATGATCGCCTGGCGGCCGGCAAGCGTTCGCGTTAGCTCCTCGACCCGCCGCGCACCAGCGAGCGCCGCCTGTCCTTCCGGGCTGTCCTTGTCGATCCCGGCGCGACGAAGCGACTGGATCTCGCGAAGGACGGCAAGCTCGTCGCCGCGCCGAGCGACCGAGGCTCCGACGAGCGCCACCTGGCGTTCGAGGAGAGCGATCTCTTCGCGCTGCTCGACAAGGCGCTCCTGGCCGCGCAGACTCCGGCCGAGGCTTTCGATCCGGCTTGCCG